GGTTGGAATTGTGGGTAGTTTAGATAAAGCCATACAGCTAAAACTACTAAGGCAGGAGAAGTTCCTATTAAGATAAAGCCGAAAAGTAATGCGTATGCTTCTTCTGCTATGTTCATAGGGTTATTTGTTTAGCCCACAGCTGGGTTTCGAACCCAGTGGATTGCTACTTGCATAACATCCTACCTCCACATAGGTCTGTGAGAGCCATAGGAGCCAGCAGAGAGGTCAATTGCTCTGAGATGCTACTAACGCATCTATAACACCAACGACAATGAATGAAAAAATTAAAACTACATTGTCGCCTGGCTCCAAATATCCAGGCGGGACTGTATCAAACCTCATAAGATAGAAGTAGTCGTATCGACCTTTGATCCTGCCCGGGTATTTAATTCGCGCGGCCTATTAAGAATCACACTCAGGGCTCGAACTCTCTTCTAAAAGCTCTTGAGCTTTCCGAGTCCCGGAATGAAAATTCCTTCCTCCTTTTGTTCTTTATTTTTGTTATTACTATTGTTAGTGGTAGTATTTTGTACCTGTGGGGTAGTATTTTGTACCTGTGGGGTAGTATTTTGTACCTGTTGTGATAGGTCTAATTTTTGTACCTGTTTAGATTCTGTGATCTTTAAGAGGGTATAAGTCATTCCTCTACCATGCTTTTCTTTTTTGATTAAATGCAATTTATCCAATCTGCTCAGCCAAGTAATAATCGTTTGTTTACAAAGTCCTGTGAGCTCCATGATTTTATCAATAGAAGGAAAACACTCTTGTGTACTGTGGTTGGCAAAATAAGTCAATGCTTGATAAATCAATTTGCCGGACGAGGTAAGTTTAGGATGCTCCAGTATTATCTTGTTACACCAAAACCAATCCCCATTCCTAATGTCCCTTATTTTAATGGTATCAATTTGTAGCTTTTCTTGTGACATATATTGACATAATTCCACTTGGCCCGGCATCAAGTTGGATGGAGAATACCGGGCCAAAATTAAACCTTTAAATGTCAGGAGTTGGCTCCCCTGTGTTTGGATCAAACGCTGGTGGAAATGGCTCGTCTGTTGCTGGATCTATATTAGACGGCGCATTGTTTACTGCTGCCTCATCAACTGATTGATTAGACATTGGCAGTGAATTCGGTGGCGGTGGTGTTTTAGCTACTATCCCCTCTGCTGGCTCTAAATATACAATGTTTCTCATCTCCCCAAAAACCTTTTCATAAGCTATTCTCACCTTTGCATCCTGACCAACCCATTTCTCAGTCATTTCTCCCCAAGCATCTTTTAGAACCTGACAACTTGTTTTATTTGGAGTACATTTTTTCTTTTCTCCATTGGGTAACATCACCCAAAATAACCATTGCATTTTATCAGGATCACTTTGCGATGGGCCATAGACACCTGCATCTAAGAATCTAACAGTATCTCCATCAAAAACATTCTCTTTTCCTTTTAAGTAGTCACTATGTATTATCATTTTTGGCATATTTCTTTTAGACGGGGACACAGGAGTTATGGAGAAATTCGTTGCCAAAAAACTACATGTATCCTGTTTCCCCCGTCTGCAACTAATTTTTTTCTACGACCTTTTTTATAAGTATAAACTTAACGCTGATGCTAACTGCGAGCCTACCACTAACACGACTACACCTACTAATAACACTCCAATCGCAAATTTTTCTATAAATCTCATAAAAATAAAAACCCAACTATGTATTCGTTGGATTTTCTAAAACATATTGAATGGCTCTGTGCCTAACATTAAAAGCTCGACCTAACTGTCTTACCCCAAGACCTATCTTATAACAGGCCCAGATCAGTTTCCTGTCCGCAGGAGTAAGTTTACGTTTCTTATGTGTTCTTTTAGCCATATAAATTATATTAGCCATTAAATAAAAACATGTCAAGAGAGCTTAACTGTGGATAACTTTTAAGCAACCAAAAACCCCGTATGAGACGGGGCTTTCAGCATTCTATGGCTATCTTAATCATAGCTTATCCGGCAGATGTGTCAAGCTTTTTACTATTAAGAAACTTAGTAACTTCACCACAAGCCAAGCCAATCATTCCAACCGCCCAAATAGGTACGCCAAGGCCTGCTATGTTCTCTACGATAAAGTTAAGTATCGTTACAGCTACCAAAGAACCCAAACGCCAACAGAAAGATTTTAAGCGCTTTTTAAATTGTTCGTTCATAGTTATAGATATTTAAGATACAGGCCACTGGAGTATGTACACCAATCGCCTATTCGGCCTTTAAGGTATTGATTGATAAACACATGTATCGCTCTCTCAGGGTTGTTCAGGGCCACGTCAGGATGAATGACTTGCTCTCTCTCCCACATCCAGTAGTCATTGAATTGCACCAAACCAAAATCGATCGTGCCATTTCGATTATATCCTTTGGCCTTATCATCCCACCGGCTCTCCGCCATAATCACAGCAGCCAAAATATCTATATCCTCCTGAGCCAATCCTCTCTCTTTACAGATACCTAAAAACAAAACCTTGTTCCGTAAAACCTTAACAGCTTTCATTAACTTTTGAATTATTTGATATATTTTATTAAACATAGCTTAGATGTATCAGGGGAGTTTGTTATCCTCCCCCGTTAGATTAGGATCACTCTCCTATCTTTGTGGCACTCTGCGCTTTGAATGGTTATTCTTCTCTGGCTTACTTCGTGCCTGAATACGGCCGACTATTTTATCTTCTGCCCTATGGCTTGCTTGGATTACTCGGCTATTCTTGTAGCTGTTCTTTCTGCTCACTCTACTCGCCTCCTTTCAAGGTGCTGGTTGCCACTATTGAAGCCAGTGGCGGTATGTTAGGGTCATAAACCGTTGGCTCATTTGCAAAAACTTTATCTTTAAAAAAATCATCTTCCGGTAATCTCATTCCAACACCCGCAGTCAGGGCTGTTTTTATTTCTTCCATGCCTTTGTTGATATGCTTTATTTCATTTTTAACAATACCTATATCTACCTTAACCACAATAATGATACCTAATATAACACCAAGCGCTGTGACTAATATCCCTATAGCCGCTATGAATACTTTCCAATTTACATATTTGTCTCCGTTACCTGTGTTCATATATATTATAATTATCTGAACGATCAGTATAGCGACCTTGAGGGGATCCCTGCAATAATAATATCCAAAGACCAACAACAATTGCAAGCGCAACTAAGCCGGCTGTTTTCAGAATACATTTCAACCAGTAGCCTAAAATATCTTTTATGATACTAATCATATCCATATCTTGCTAATCTCTCTCTTAATTGGTTGTATAGCTGTTTAACTTTTTCCTTGTCATCTTTCCTTTCTGCTGCTTTGAGACGATCAAGCATCTTTCCATAAAAAGTACGGAATGGTTTGATCCTCAACAGCTTTCGTCTCTCATCGATTGTAGCGATCTTAGAGGTCTTTTTCTGCTGCAACATTTCATAGTCAGCAAAATAATTGTTTAGTTGTCGCCTTGGGTTCTCCGGGGTCCTTAACATAAGATCTCCAAGAACCGGCATGTCGGCTGCTTCCTTGCCACTCAATCTAAACTGCCTGAAAAAGCCTCCGGAGTATCCATCTATAAGGTAATCAAGCTGAATTGGGGAAAGTTTGATACCGATTGCATTGACTCCCTTTGATAAAGAGACTGATAGTTTCCTGGTGTAATCTCTCTTTCTCTCTGTTGGTGTTAAGTATTGCATACCGGCTGATTCAATAGGTACACCTAAGAAATTTTTGTTGGTGGCCACATCAATCCATGGTTGAAACATTGTAGGTATTGGATCCGGGATCTGAGCTTTGGCCAATTCTCCAAGGCCCTCAAGTGCCTCCAGATCCTTACCTCTTGCAGTATCTAAAGCAGCTTGAACCGCAGACATGAATATCATCCCCAGCTCAAACGGAATAGGCAACCTGACAACATGGCCGTTTGGCAACTCAAAAAATACATTGTTGTATTTATATGCTGCTGGAAGATTTTTGTACCATTCCTTATTTCGATTTTTGTACCATGTGGCCAAGGCTATAGTTGTGAGCCATAGCAACCCTTTAATAAATGTAGCAATTGGCCGCTCTCTAAAACTTCTATAGAGTTTCTCCGGGCCTCGAATAGATACATTGAAAAATGCAGTCACCTCATTGATCAATTTAGCTGTCCTTCCTGATTTAGTAAAGTTTACAGTTACATCTTGAGCATCTATAAAAGCCTGCACGAAAGCATCTTCATCGGTCCATTCAGATTTCTCTTTTAGATATTTTTTATAGTTAGCCTCCATCTCAACACTCCTTGGGCCCATTTCTGTCATTGACATAATATCCCTCAAGGTATTTATAGGATGTTTAACAACTTTCAAAAGCGCACCTGAGACTCCGAGCTTATCTGAAAGTAACTCATCATAGGTTGACTGTGTTGCTGCCCTATCAAAACCAATCTGTCCGGATAAGGCGCCTCCAAGAGCTTTGAATCTCCCGGTGGCTGATGCCTGTTTAGCTGTAAAATCTGTATAAATTCCCTTAATAGGATCAAATATAGTGACATTGTTTCTTTTAGAAAAGACTGCGTAAGTAAAAGCATCCCTGAACGGATTACGCGCTAAGCCAAATGAAAACTTCAAACCGGTTGCTCCAAGCCTCAATGCACGAGCAAACGGAGCCATTATATTTCCTATAAGGCCCAACTTAACCGGATCAATACCTTTGAACGCATCATATAGATCAGGATGGATTTCAAAAAACTTCCTTTTTCCATCTTGCCAAATTGAGACTATATTTTCTTTACCTCTAAAATTCCAGTCTTGAGTAAATACTGTGAGCATCTCATCTATATTCTCACCTTCAAGGCTGGCATCTTCACCTAATACAGTATTCACATAATCTCTGATCTGCGATGAATTAAATGTTGTGGCTTTCATTGGAGCTGGCACCTGGGTTATGAATCCACCGACTCCTTCTGTTGTGGCCAAATCAGCAAACATCCTGGCTATGTCTATCTTTTGGGCTTTGGCGATCATCTCCCGGGCTTGCGCAATCATAGCCTCAATTGGATTGATAATAGGTCGGCCACTTCCTTTAATTCCTTTTATAGCTCCACCTCTATCAACAAACCCTCCTATACCCTGGACTACACCACCATCATCTATAAAGGCACGTTTAAATGGTAGATAGATAGGATTCAGATCTCTAATGGCCTGGGCTGATTCACCTTTGAGGCCTCCTGCATCTATAACCCAATCAAGTAGATGGTTTGACCATTTCGTCAATTCATCTACCACCTCATCCCATCCTTCGTTTTTATACTTATCAATAATAAATTTTGCATCATCAATATCAAAACCGCTTTCAATATCACGAGCATGTAATAGGATAGCTCTCTTAGATACGCCATAAATTATAAACTGAGGCATATCTTGTTTTGCTATAGGCTTCAAAACCTCTTTTAAGCCTGGACCTAAAACTCTACCAAACTTATCAACTGCATTTTTCATTACAAAGGTTCTGGCCACAGCTCCGGCTTTTGATTTATAATACTCCATCATAATAGCCGGATTCTCTGTAGGATTAAGTTTCCTACCTCTAATCTTTTCAATCTCCCGGACTATCTTCTGAGGTACATAAAACTCATCATTAAAGTGTACATTGATAAACTTGATTGCTTTGGCTATTTTAGACTTAATTCCTTTTACGTCAGTGTGCTCGCCTTTCCAATCTATATGTTGTTTGATACGATTCTCAGATCCCTGGCCCTGCCAGGTGTTCATCATCTCTTTGAATGTATCAAGTCTATCTTTTAGGCCTGGGTTATTTTTTAAGATCTTATTAAAATACTCATGGAATTGAGGTGCTTTTCCTTTGGCCTGATCTGTTGTCATCCTATATCTGATATATTCAGCAAAACCCTCAGAGGTTCTCCTTTCCTTTGGTTTATAATCTAAGTCAGCCAATTCTTTTGTAATTGCCCTATTTGGCATTTTCCAAGTAGGTCCTAAGTTCTCCATCTTAGAAAGGTCATGATCAATAGCATGCGCCACTTCGTGCGCAGCCACAGCAAGCTCTCCCCATTTTTTCATTCTAATAATCCATTTCTTAGGATAAAATATACCGGCTACTTTCCACCTATGAGTCGCTTTTGATTTTATAGGTATCTTGAAAGCCTTCTCAAGCCAAGTCATAATCTCTGTCTTATTGATCGTCTCTTTAGTGATAGGCTCTTTGGGCATATCTATTGACCATTTCTTGGATTGCAATGCTTTAGGTATAGTTTTTGGTTCCTCCAGGGCATGGACTGTTGGTTCTTTGCCTGGCTCATGTTTAATAACCCGGATCTCTTTGCCTTTGATTTTAAGACTTGAAGGATCCAGCTTAATCTTTTCACCTACAGTCAATTTGCTGGCATCCAAGCCGAGACTGTCAGCTCTGATAGAAAAAGATTCTGTCTTTCCTTTGAATTGTAATGCTAACCCCTTAAAGCTCTCCTCTCTAAAATCTTTCTTTTGAATATCTACCTCAACAACTGTAAAAACAGGATTCTCTCTAAGCTCAGGAGATGTTTTAAATAATTCTTTTAATTTAGTTTTTGTAAACGTAGCAGCACTGTCATCAATTTTCTCCTTTACTACTCGAAGTCTCTCTTTGACAGTGTTATCAAACATTTTCTTGAGATCCGCCTCTTTATACTTCTTAACAAGTGCTGGTTGCTTTTCTGTGGCCGGACCGATGAAGTCTTCAAATTTATCATAAAAACTTTTATTACGAACTGTTTCTAATTTAGCAGGCAATAGATCCCCGGCGCTCACAACCTCTAAAACAAGGCCCTCTTTTTCGATTGTAGGTAGAGTTGGGGCTTTGGGTTTTTTAGGAGCCTTTGGTGTGACAACCGGAGGTTTTACTTCTTTAATAACTTTTTTCCAGCTACCTCCTTTAATAAAATCTCTCACTGTTGAGCGTGCCATGCCTGAAAAATCAGTACCTTTAGAATCAGTAAAAAATAGACTATTCCCTTCTACTTTTCTTATAGTTACCTCACCAATCATGTTTGTGTTTCCTTTTGGATTTATAATATCTCCAACTTTGAATTCTTCTTTTGCGGAAACTTTGGTTTTTTTAGGAGGCTGAGGGGTTACAGTCGGTGTAACTGGAGGAGTAACCACAGGAGGCTTTGGAGGGGGCACCACCGGAGGGGTTGGTGTTGGAGGTGTAACTGGAGGTTTAGGAGCTGTCGGCACGACCGGAGGAGGTGTAGTAGGTATCACAGGAGGCAGTGGCGGAGGTATTGGAGCTCCTGGAACTGTTGGTGCTATAGGCCCCACAGCAGTACCTATGGCTGGGGGCACCACATCAGATACAGTGAATTTTGCTCCGGGATTCTTTATAGCCCCATATAGATCTCTAAACTCTTTCATGATGCTATTCTCTGCCTGTTTCATATCTACAGATGTCCTTACAAACCAAGCAAGGCGGATCTGAGATATAATTTTATTAACCTCTTTATCGCCTAATGTTTTAGATGCCTGGATCTTTTTGAAAAATGCCTCAAGCTCAGCCTCACTCTTCAAGCCATAGCTTTTTAATACACTATCAGCTCGTTTTCTTAAAATATCGTAAGATGACTTAGGCTGTGAGGCTAACTTAAAAATACTACCGAATGCAGCTGATGATATACCAGCCACAATACTATCCTGCTGAGACTTACCTTCAAGTTTTGAGGAGACATATCCAAGGGTAAAATAAGAGGGAGCGTAAACATACCATTGCTTGGCTGGTACACCACCGATCAATCCCCAAAGTGTCCATTTAGGAAGATCAATGGCCATCTGTTTCAACCTCTCCTTATAAGTAGCATCAAACTTAGCCTCTTTAACTTGGCCTAATGTCGTGCCTGTAAGAGCCAACCCTAAAACATCAAAGATCTTAGGAAAACGGGCAGCAAACTTTGCTATTGTAGGCACAGAAGTAAAAGCAGTTTTAATCAACGTAGATCCAAACACTACTTCTGCAAGGCCCTCAACTGCGCTACCAGGGATCTCTGCGGTCTCAGGTTTAAGATGTTTCTCCCATTCCTGGGCCAATACTTGGCCTCTCTCTCTTAATGTCTCCGGATAAATATTCAAAGCTAAATTACCCAAACCAAGAACAGTTTTTGCAACGCCTTTTCCAGCTCCAGTAAAAAATGCTGCTATACCTTTTCCTACATTCTCAGCTACAGTTTTTGCTGTTTTCGCTTGAATCGCCTCTACTGGTAAATGTTTTATTGTCTCCCAAAAACCAATCTCTCCCTTTTCTTCAAAGGGTTTAATCTCCGGGGCTATAGGGCCTATAGGTGGAAGATCTACAGGAGGCGCAGCTTGGCCACCTGTAAGCTGTAAATATTCAGCATCTAATTGCTCACGGGTAGAGGGCCCGGGTACTTCTGTTTTTTTCTCACCTAATGGAATACCCAAAAAACTCCTGGGTTCTGTTTTGATCTCAGGCTCTTTTGGAGCTGGTACAACATTACCAGTCAATCTTTGGTATTCAGCATCTAATTGAGATTTGATATCAGCCATGTTCTAAAATTTAGGAGATGTTAAATAAGGACCATAATCAGGATATGCGCTTAAGGCTTCCTCATACTCCATCTCTCCGCTATCAAGCATTGCTTGTACTCTATTTATAAATACTTGAGCATCACCAGGTAATTCCTTAAATGGGGTAACACTTGGCTCTCCTGTTTTTTTCTTCTCCTTAAAACTCGTTAGATACTCAGGAAAATATCTGAAAACCTCTCTTTCAGCTGTTTCTTTCCGCAAAGCCAACTTAGCTTCAATATCAGTTTCAGCACGCTTGAGATAAAAATCAAGTTCTTCTTTGGCCCATTCTTTCGTTTTGTCATAACTATTGATTGCCCGGGTAGCCACCTCCTCAGCATCCTCTTTACCTCTCTCCCATAGGTTCTCTAATAAGACACGCTGATTGTCCAACCTGCTCTTTGTTTTCTCATAATCATCATTTAATAGCCTCATCTGTCCAACCCTCCCGGCTTCACTTAACCAAGGATTCTCATTGATATTACCTCCGGCTTCTGCAAAATCAGCATCAGCCTGCTCAATCTTTCTAAGCACTCCAGCAATTTGAACATTAAGATCAGATAAGCCTAACTTATCGTAAATTGTTTCATAAACCTCTTCAAAAGTTTGAGTTGGTTTTGCGGTAAACTTTGCTTCCAATTCATCGAGTCCATATTTTGTGCGGAGCTCTTCTCTGAGTTCTTCTTCTGATGCTCCAGGCATAGAAGATAGAGCCTCAACTGCTTCTTCTGGATAATCTATTCCCATTGATGCGGCCAACTCAACCATTGTCTTAATTGCATTCTCTTTTTCTACGCCTTGCTCGAATGTTCTGATCTGAGTCACAATCTCTGCCATTTTACTTCTAACCCATTCAGGATCCTTGATCTGTTCCAAGGTAGCTCCATGAGTGTCCATGAGAGTTTGTTCTTGGGGGGTAGGTGCAACGATAGGTGCAGTTGGAGTAGTTGGTGGCTCCCCGGGTGTAGGAGGGGTTACAGGAGCTCCTGGTGTCACAGGAGGGGTGGCAGGTGGTGGAACCGGGGTGGGAGCAACTACAGGAGGTACGACAACCGGGGCGGGAGGAGCGGCAACTGGAGCAGCACCTCCCTCTCTTAGAATGCTCAATAATAAAGTATTCTGATCAGCTCTGCCTGTATAGTTAGCAATGCCATGTTGTCTTGCTAAATCTGATCTATGAGAAAAATTAGATGATTGACCTATTGATTTTAAGTAATCAACAACTGATGGTCCTATATAGCCTACAGGTTCAATTGGTGGTGGCGAAGGTGCCGGGGTTGGGGCAGTGGGTGGGGCTTGAGGTGCAGCTGGTGGTACAGTGGGAGCCGGAGTAGCTGGCGCGGGTGTCGGTGGTGGTGGCGAAGGTGTTGTAGCTGATGGAGTTTCAACCCAATTCGTGCCATCAAACTTAATCTCACCTGCAGTTTGGCGTCTTTGTAATTCTTGCATCTCTGCTTGATTGTTTGGAAGTGGTAAAATTATAGGCATAGTTTTAGAATTGTGATTTATTATTAAAATTTTCATCCACGACTGTGCCCTTTAAAACATCAATACGCTTAAACATCCCTTGATCCTTTGACTGATAAGCATACTGCTCCTCTACGATCCTTTGCCAAACTTTATCCAGGATAGACTTTGCCAATTCATGTTGGCTTAATGATGTTTTGAATTTCTTTTCTTTTTTATAGGCAAAACTCAAGACCTTCTCTATAATCGCCTCATTCCCCTGATCCTCTGCTCCGGAAAACTTTGTGTCTGTAGCATCAGCATCCATAATAGCCGGCAACAACTGACCAAAGGCATATATAGTACCTGAGGCGGTGTTAGGATTGATATAGACAGTTCTTTCAAAGTCACTAAAGACCTTATCCGAACCATCCGGAAAGTTCTCCCTGTATTTCATATAGTGAGCAAAGAGCTTTTTATCAATGGTTGGATTCTCTGTTAAATAAGCGCTTTCGCCAATTTTAAGGACCTTAATACTATCACTCTTAAAACCTGCGTTCATATACGAATACTCCTCAGTACCTTTGGTGTGAGCCTTTGACTTATCCATATACTCTGTGAATGGCCATGGCGCATGACCACAAGCCCAACGATGGCTCTGGTTGATCCAGTTATTGAGCATCGAGGTAGTATAGAAAGCTGTGGTTGTATTTTTTGAGAGGCGAACAAGCACCTCATCTTTTATTTCTCCTCTATTCATATATTTGTTTTATTTTAATTTATTAAATCCAGTAACCGACAACCGTTATAATACCAACATTGTCAGTTGAATAAACTTCTACCGTCAATATACCAGAAGTTTCCTGTGTTACTTCGGTTAGCATATTAAAGAAGTTTTTAGCAGCTGGGCCAGTTATATATCTGTTTATGCCTGAATCTGTTTTTCTTACACCCATTATTTTTGCTGTTGTTGCCAAACAACTTATTAAAACATCTATGATTTTAGCTCGTTTAGGAACAACTGCTGTAATATCTTCCTCATCCCAACTGCCATTAGTATATCCTGTGAGATCAACTGGAGCTATACTTACATATTCCAATGGTGGGTCGAGGTCAATCTCCAATTCGGTGGCAGAAATAGCCATACCGATTTTCTTTCTGCCTCCTCCACTTCCAGGGTTGGGCGTAATTTCTCCTGCAGTACCACTCACATAATATGGTTTACCTGGATCTAAACCTGTAAAACCATCTAACACTCCACTTGTTTGAATTTTAATTAAATTGCCACTGGCTATAGTCTCTCTTGCAAACCCAACAATCTGTATAACACCAGGCCAATCATCTCCATCTGCTTTATAAACAGCAGTTTTATCAGCCCAACCTGTTATAACAAGTCGTGGTTGTATGTCGCCAGAAGCTTCTTTTGTATAAAAATTGATGTATCCATTTTGACTGTCGCCTCCTGTTATGAACGGATCTAATAAAATACCATAATTTGAATAAGTATTATCATTCCAATCCTTAAATAATTGTGTAATATCTATCTCTACCCAGGTGCCAACAGATGGCACAGAACCAAAGGCGCCTGAATCACCCGCAGAACCGGCATCATTTGTAGGTCTATCATTCCAAACAAGATTACCCTCATCATGTGGGTCAATCATATCCTCGGTTAATCTACGAGCACGAATCGTCAGAGGGAGAGCAGCCAGAGAACCACCAGCTACCTGAATTTTTAATTTAACAGTTGCAATATCTGAATTGTTAATACCAGCTGGTAAGACTATTTTTACAAATCCTTGATGTAATTGATCGGAAGCATTTTTACCAATTCTCATTTGTTCACTACTTCCATAATTAGTGGCGGCACTTGCTGCATTAGCCCAAGTATCTTCTAAAACAATGCTTCCTACATCATCTCCAGCGTGGCCCATGTTAAGTACATCGCGATCTGTAATATTCTCTCCTGTCGTTTTTTCTATTGAAGTTTGTAAAGTAGCACTTGCATCAACTGGAGCATTGGTAGTTTGTAAAACGTCTATATCACTTTCTTGCGTGAATGTTTCGTTGTCTCCTGTTACATCAGCATTATTATCAGGCTTTGTACCAGCCCCATCTGCAATATCAGCCCATTCTCCTGAGAATATAGATCCATCTCGAATACTCACCCAGTCTAAGTTAGCATCTGCTCTATAAGGATGATTACTGTCATCTGTCTTAAACCATATATCTTCCGGATGATAATTATCTACCTCCGTAGGAGCGTCATCCTGAGCAAACATTCTTTGAGGTGTGGCTCTATTTTCCGGCTTATGGCCACCATCACGAACTTGGCTATACTCAACACCTCCAAGCTCTTCATTGTCTTTCAATTTATGTCTAAATATCTTTTTTTTGGCCATGATTAGTATTCCGATTTTTCATCATCAAAGTATGTAACAACTGCAAAAATCTCAGGAGAATCATTCACATTCGGAGTTAAAGTAATCTGTACTTCATAAATTCTGCCCTCATCCGGTAGTATAAATTCTGCCTCTGTGGCTCCAGTGACATCAAAGCTGGTTGAATCGTCTCCCATTTTCAAAGCAGTCCAGGTTGGCTCTTTATCAAGTTTAACCTTAGCTGATATAGAACAACCGGCTGGCAATGGTGCCATAATCAATTTTAAAATCTGTGCAAATTTTCTCTCATGTGGCATCCCGCCATCAAACTCTAAGCTCTCAAAGACCGCTGTGGCCTTTTGAGTAGAGCTCACAGCATCAACCCCATACTCAGTCGTTGATCCTTCAGTTATTTTCCAGGATACAAGTAATACTCCATTGACCATCTCAAGCGCGCCTATCTCAGCAACAGTGCTATTAGGGTTAGAGACTCTATAATTATAATTAAGAGCATCTGCTCTGTTTTTCCTTTTCCGGCCATAAGACCAAATACCTGGGTATGTGCCTCCATAAACCCCAAACACTGCGATATCATCCTCTATAGATACAGCACCGGGGTTTACCTGGCCTCCACCTATAAAAGCATTTAGAGGTACAGAATTAACGAAATCAGAGGAGAATAGCTCCCCATCCTCGCCTCCTTGTAATAAGAGTCTCTCAGTATCAATCAAAGCATTCACTCCTTTGACCGGGATCTTCTTTTTCATTCTCCAATTCAATTCACTTGTAAGCCAACTCCAAATATGTCCCTGTTCTGAATTATCTTCTCTGTAAGAACCGATGATCACATAGTCGTCTCTTTCCTCGAGGCATTTTATAAAGTTATGAGGTCGCAGATTAAGCGCTTCATTTGCAAAGCTACCATCAAACCCAATAAACGCCAGGAAGTTTTTATTGCCAATCATCAGCTTTCCGGCTGCCTGGGCCATAGGATGATAGTCAGCTGACTCCAGCGTAGTTTTATAATTCTCAACAGCATCAACCCAAGGCGCCACGTCGTTGCCGGGGATCAGCTTACGAGCAACACAAGTATTCGTGGCCCAAACAATATAGTTAAGTCCATCACTCTCTTTCCATTCCTCAGCGCCCTTGATCTCTCCATTCTCATCATCAAAGGCATAGGCATAAATAGGATCTCCAACATTACCACCTCGAGTATAAATACTCCCGGTAGCGCCTAAGCAATAAGTTGTACCATTGGACCCGGCAACAAAGTATTTGATCAAGCTGGCGATCGTATTACCTGACTCCTTAATCATTTTCTGTTTGCATTTCAGAACATCATCTCTTCCATGAATATCCAAGCCATATCCAAATTTGAAGGATCCTTTAATCCCTTTATCATTTTCATCTGATACTCCTCCTCTGAAACTGTCTTGGATTAGTGGTTGCATATTAGTATTCTCCTTTTTTCTTTGCCAGGCGTTTTGCAACTGCCCGCTTTTTATGAAAACCTTTTTTTCTTTTTTTCTTTGGCATTTTAGTAATCAAACTTAGGATTCCCTTTCTTAGTGAATTTATCCGGCCTGAACCATTTGCCCCGGAAGTAATAGGTATCTGATTTGCTTAACTTACACTTCTTGTACTCCAGTTGACTTACTATAAACTTGGCCATTGACTCCCAGCTCTCTTCAAGCTCAGCGCCTTTGCTCAATCTTCTATTAAGTCGCTCATACGCCCATTGAAATCTGAACCTCCAGGCATCATCTTCTTGTAGAAAATAACAAATAGCTCTTTTCATTACAGTAATAAACTCATCATCAATCTCAGTCATTACATCCCACAGACTCCTCACAAAAGGACACAACTGCTCTTCTGGAAACATATCAGCGCTGGATTCTTTTACGATCTTGCTCATAACTCCGAACATGATTTTCAGCTTGAGAGAAAGTTTATTCTTTCCTTGAAGAAAATAACAAAGAGATCGCTTGAGATTCCTTATCTGTGACTTCATATCGCCTGTAATCTCAGAATGCTCCATTAGTGTGAATACTCTCCATAAGTCTCTTAGAAAGGGACTCAGCTCTTCCTGGTCGAACTCAGTAGGGATCTCATCGAAGATAGCATGAAAAATGTACTGCTTCATCAGGTTTTTCATTTTCATCAAAGATCCACCTAATAAGTTATGGCTCCTGGGGAAACCGGCAAAAGGATATTTCTCTTCTTTGAGTTGCATCTGAATATGGCCATCCGGTGCTTTGGTTATCTTGGCCTTGGCATATCCTTTACTATCTTTTCCATACTTCACCATTTCAGGCGGTTTGATCCTGTACCAATACCTGAAAAATATCTTGATAAATATTTTAAACATAATATGTGCTCATAGGGCCGGGAGAGATCTCATAACTCTCCCCACCCTATGAGATAACGAGTGGGGGCAAGGATTATTAAAGCGAAAATGATCTATCTGGTAATGAACGCTTGAGCACCAGCCTTCCTACGCAACTGCAAAACCTCAGCACCATAAAGGAATAAACCTTGGTAGAGATTCGCAAATTGTAAGGTTGCAGGCATAACTCTGGTCTTGGTCCACTTCTCAGCAAATGTACAGAAAGATATGTGGTTAGCAAGGACTTGATATCCTTGGCCACCTGCAACAAGAGCTAAGTCAGCGCCCTGAAGCGCGCTTGAGGCGGTACTCCTACCTGCCCTTGTAGAACATCTATTACCAACAGCTTTATGGATATCGAACCCTGCGGCTCTACCAATCTTGCCATTGATAACAACATCTTCATGATATATAGCGATATCAGGTTGGAAAACACTGGCCTTAGTCATCATACCAACGCACCAAGCAGGCATAGAAACA